CCGGCGCGCAATGACGATGCAGGTGCTGCTCTGGGGCAATGCGTTCGCCGCGATCAACCGCACCGTCGGCGGCGAACTGCTCGAGCTGATCCTGCTCGACCCCGACAGCGTGAGTCTCGACCTCACTGGTCCTCGACCGATCTACAAGACTCGGATGTACGGCGACCTCGCGCAGGACCAGGTGTTTCATCTGAAGGCGCCGAACACGAATGGCCTGTGGGGCGAGTCGCCCGTCAACCTGTGCCGCAGTTCGCTTCAGCTCATGGCCGCCCAGGAGCAGATGGCGCTCAAGGCCTACGAGAACGCGGGCAATCCAAAGATCGCGCTCGTCCATCCGACGAAGCTGAGCGCCGAAGCCATGCAGCGCATCGAAGGCGACTACATGGCGCGGCACGCCGGCAGCTCGAATGCTGGCCGACCGCTTGTGCTCATGGAGGGGATGAAGGTCGAGCGCATCTCGAGCACGCTCGATGACACGGGGCTCGACGCGGCGCGCTCCTACTCGATCGCCGATGTGTCGCGGCTCTACGGCGTTCCGACCTCGATGCTCGGCGAGACCGGCTCGAGCGGATACGGGTCGCTCGAGTGGATGGGTCGCGCCTATGTCGACGGCTGCCTGCAAGCGTGGCTACAGGCGTGGGCATCCGAGATCAAGGCAAAGCTCGCGACGCCGTTCGACAGCGTGTACTTCGATGTCGATGAGCTGCAGCGCCCAGGCATGGCCGAGACGATGGCTTCGCTGCGCACCGCAATCGAGGCGGGGTTCATGACCCGCAACGAAGCCCGCGAGGAGCTCGACATGGAGCCGCTGCCCGGACTCGATGCGCCCATCCAGGCGCTGAACATGGGCACCGGCGGCGGCCAGACCAACATCGGCAGCGACACCAGCGGAGGGTCTGTCAATGATTTCACGGCGTGACTTCATCGCCACCGAGCAGTCGATCGACGGGCGGACGCTCGCCGGCTATGCCGCGGTCTACGGGCAGGACTCCCGCGAGATCGTCGAGGGCGGCCGCAAGTTCGTGGAGCGGATCGCGCCGGGCGCATTCAACGAGACGCTCTCGAGCGGAGCCGACGTGAAGCTCTACTACAACCACGATGCGTCGATGCCGCTGGCGCGCACGCGCTCGGGCACGCTTACGCTCAAGAGCGACCGCAACGGCCTCGCGTTCACGGCGTCACTACCAGAGACGACGCTTGGAAACGATGTCCGAGCGCTCATCGAGCGCGGCGACCTATCCGGCGAGATGTCTTTCGGCTTCATCGTGTCCGAGGACAGTTGGAACAGGAACCGCACCGAGCGTCTCGTCAAGCGCGCGCAGTTGATCGAGGTCTCGATCGTCCAGGACGCCGCGTACCCCCAAACCAGTTCGAGCCTGCGGAGCGTATCCGCGGCTTACAGAAACGCCGCGCTTCTGCGGCTCGCACTTCATTTCCGAAGGATGACCGATCATGTCCGATGAGTTGAACGAGATCCAGCAGATCACCCACCAGTACCGCAAGAGCCTCGCCGCGTTCGAGTCGCGTACCGGCCTTGCGCCGCAGCTCGTCGACACGCGCGGCGTCGGCGAGGAAAAGGAGAAGTTCGCGAAGATGGACGCGGACCTCAACGCCGCGGAGCTCATCGCTCAGAACCGAGCCCTTGAGGCTAGGCTTGCCAAGCTCGAGTCGCAGCCCGTGCTTGAATCCCGCGCCTCCCAGCGTGCGGATCGCGCGTCCGGTGACGAGTACGCCCATCGCTGGCTCAACGCGATGATGGGCGGACGGCTCCACGAGCTCCGCGCGCAGTCCGCGCTCGGAACCGACTCCAGCGGCGCCGCGATCCCGACCGACATGGAGCGCCGCATCGTGGAGCTCATGTACCAGACCAACGTGATCCGCCAGATCTCGGTGGTCAACACCATCGACTCGAAGCGGAAGATCACCGTCGAGTCCGCTCTTCCGACCACCTACAAGGTCGCGGAATCCGCAGGCGATCCCGGAACCGGCACGGCTGCGACGTTGAGCTTTCCGACCTTCGGAACGCAGATCTCGGTTGACCCGACCACCTATGTCACGGCGGTCAAGATGTCGCTCGAGTTCATCCAGGACTCCATCGGCGCCAACGGAATCGGCAGCGCCCTCGACTATGTGGCGCGAAAGTGCGCGATGTCGATGGCGATGAAGCATGAGGAGCAGTTCACCATCGGCGACGGCAGCGGAGATCCCCAGGGAATCGCTCTCAACGGCCTCCTTACCCAGGTCGAGGATCTTGGTGCCACGGCCGCGCTGAGCACGCTCACCGCGGACAACATCATCAACACCGTCCACAAGGTCAATCCCGCATACCGTAACTCCCCGCGTTTCCGCTGGCTCTTCTCGGACGAGTTCCTCAAGACCGCGCGCAAGCTCAAGACTTCGCTCGCCGGAACGTCGTCGGCTGGTTACACCGACCAGAGCTACATCTGGACACCCGGAACGAACGCCGTCAACTCGCTCACCGGCGGCGTCCCGGCGACCATCTACGGCGTTCCCTACTCCATCTCGCCGTATATCCCGAGCGTCGCCGGGACCGGCAGCGGCGCCGCCGGCGCGATCGCCAACGGCGATGTGTACGCCGTCGTGGGAGACTTCAACTACTTCGAGATCTTCGACCGCACCGGCATCGAGTCGCTCGTCGATCCGTATAGCAACGCGATTAACCGCCAGACGACCCTTTATGTCTACAGCCGCACCGATTCGCGCTGCATGAATAAGGCGGCGTTTGCGGCGATCACGGCCTGATTCATCTCCTTTCTCCCGGCGCTCCGGGCGGGAAACCGCCCGTGAGCGTTTTCCATGAGTGTCCCGCTATCAACGATCAAGTCTGCTCTGAAGATCGAGTACGACGACGACGACCTCGAGCTGATCCGGCTCAGGGAGGCGGCGGCGTCTTTGATCGAGCGCGAGACGGGTCTTGTTCTCGCGACCGCCGACAAGACGCTGTATCTGGCGACGTTCACCGACACGCTGATACCGTTCGTTCCGTTCGTGTCGGTCAAGAATGTGAAGTACTACGACACGCTTGGCGTGCAGCAGACGCTCGACCCGTCGAAGTACTGGCTCGACTATTCGGACGGGCCCGTTCCCACGCTCCGTTTCCTTGATTCGGTTTCCATCAAGGAAGGCACGAACATTACGGCGACCGTCGAGTCGGGATACGCGGCGCTTCCGAACGAGCTCGTCCACGCGATCATCTCGCTCGTCGGTGCCTGGTACAACAACCCAGAGGCATTCCAGCCGATCGGGCTCAATATGGTCCCGATGTCGCTTCAGTACATCCTCGAGAGCCTTCGCGTGAGGAGCTTCATCCGATGATCTCGGCGGGGCTTCTCAAGTCGACGGCGTTGATGCTGGCGGCGAGTACCGCGCAGGACACGCTCGGACTGCGCTCGGACACCTTCACGGCGGGCGCATCCTTCCGCTGCGACCTCCGCCCCGTGAGCGCGACCGAGCAGCAGTACGCCGACGGTGTGGCCGTGCGGCGCTCCTGGGAGGTCCGCGCGCGCTGGCAGCGCATCGAGAACATCGGGCTCAGCGAGGTGGACCGGATTTTCGTCGACGGCCGCACGCTGCGGATCACATCCATCCTCAACCTTGACGGCGCCGACCGCGTCGCCGTCATCCAGTGCGAGGAGGTCGGCTAATGGCGGCAGTCACGATCGAGCAGGCGGTCCGGACGATGCTTACGGCCGGCGCAACGCTGAGCAATAGTCCTGTGCCAGTTCCAGATACGCGCGTAACTCACGGATATCGACTCCAGGACTCGGTGCTCCCCGCCGTGACTTATACAGTCGACACGCGCGAGGACGGGACCATCGCCGGCGAGACGCAGATATCGCAGGTGACGGTTACTTCGATCGCCGAGACGAGCGAGGACGCGCTTGTTCTCGCCGAAAAGGTCCGAAACGCGTTGGTCAAAGGAACTTACAACAGCATTCCTTTCGACGCCGTAATGGTCACTTCCGGCGGGCTTCAGCCCGAGGTGGTCGGCCTTTCCGATGAACAGGAACCATCGCAGGCGGTGACGCAGGCGACCATCTACTGGAGGCCTTGATGCCAGCTACCGCAAGACCATGTAGGGACGCAACCATTACAGTGGGCGGCAACGCGCTCACTGGAATCATCGACGCTTCCGTCGCGCTTACGACGGATACGATCGAGACAAGCGAACTTTCTTCCACGGTCCGCACCTATGTCGCCGGAATCCGAAGCGGAACCGCGTCGGCTACCGTGTTCTATGACCAGACCGACACGACCTATGCCGCTCTTGAGACGGCGTACACGGCTGGAAACACGGTCACGCTTGTGTTTACCTGGCATTCCGGCGCGACCTATACGGCGACGGCGCTTATCACAAGTCTTAGCCCTTCGGTCGCGATGGTCGACATCTGCAAGTGCTCGGTTCAGTTCCAGATCACGGGAGCTGTGACTATTGCCTGACATCCGCGCCATCCTCGCGCTCGAGCACAAGCCGTTCGAGCTTAACGGCGCCGCGTGCCTGCTCAAGCGGCCGACGCTCGCCGACCTGGTCGACGCGGTTTCGGCGAACGAACAAGGCCCGGTGTTCTCGAAGGCGTGGGCTCTCCATCGTCATCTCCTCGATCCGACGGGATCGCCCGTGTTCTCGACCGTCGAAGAAGCGATGCGCGCGCCGGCGGGTATCGCGGCGAAGGCGGTCGCAGCCATCGAGGCGCTGTATAGCGAAGGCTCGGACTGAACAGGGACGCGCGCACGCTGCTGGCGCGCGTCCTGAAGGATCACCGTGCAGCGCCGTGGCAGAGATCCGTGCTCGAGCTCATCATCGAGCTCGACATCCCGGACTACAAGGGCATCCGCAAGAGGCTCGATGAACTTCGCCGTGACCGCCAAGATCGACCCCGATAGCGAGCGCAAGCTGCGCGCGGCGCTCGACCAGTTCCCCATCGCCGTCCAGGACGCGATCGTCCGCAAGGCAATGCGGCCGTTTCTTTCGAAGGAACTGAAGTCGATCCGCGCGATCAACGGAAACAAGCTTCCCGCGAAGGATGCGAAGGCGAAGGTCAAGATCATGCCAGGCGGCGTCGTGTGGGGCGCGGTCGCGTACAAGACCGGAAGCGGCCGGAAACCACCCGACAAGGGCGGCCGCGGCCTGCGCGCGGTCTACGACTCATGGGGAACCGGATGGCGCTCGCATTTCACCGAGCTCGGGACGCACGCATGGTCGAGCGCGCTGGCCGTGCCACCGTCGGCCGGCCGCTACGGAAAGGGGTGGAAGCGCAAGCTCTACCACCGAGGCCGCGGCACATTCATCCGCGGAACGCACGCAAGCGAGGTTACGGCGCGGATGTTCCAGTCGCAGTTTCGTCCCATGGTGATCTCGGCCGTGAACTCCGCGATCGAAAGCCGGCGCGCGCCGGGATCCCGCCTTCGAACCGTGGATGAGTTCTCATGAAGCTACCGACGCTCAACATCGATGTCGCTCTCAACACGAAGACCCTGTCAAAGGGCGTCGCAGAGGCCCAGAAGCAGATCAACACAATCGGCAAGGCGGGGCTCGCGCTCGGCGGCCCGATGGGCGGCAAGTTCGGGCAGCTCGGAGGGCTCGCCGGCGGCCTGCTTGGCGGCGGCGCAGGAGCGGCGACGATCGGAGCCGGAGGCATCCTCATGGCCACCCTTGCGCCTTTCAAGCTCGCGTCTTCGATCCTCGATGGATTCAACGAAAGCGCACAGCGAGGCCAGAAGGCGCTCGAGGACTTCGCTTCCGGCAAGGGGATGACCGGCGGCATCGCGCTTGGTACGGCCGCGACGCTCGCCGCTGGCGCGCAGGCGTCGGCCGTGCGCGCGCAGTCATCGCAGGGGATGTTCGATACCTTCATCGCGTCGCTCAAGAACGAACAGGGGCAGACAACCGGCCTTGCCGGCTTGATCGAGGACTGGGCGACAGCGACGGCCGAGGGAACGAAGTTCCTCCTGGCGACCATCGGAGGCTCCCTTGCAGGCAAGGAAGCGCAGGACATCATCGACTTCGCCGACCAGGCGATCTCGCGCAGCGCCGGCGGATCACAAGCCTATATGACGCAGGACCAGATCGACCGGGCCGCGAGGTCGCAGGACAAGCGCATGAAGGCCGAGCGGGAGCAGAACACGTGAAAACGAGCACGACCTACAAGTCCTGGCGGATGACTTCGAACTATTCGCTCGGAGACATCTGGGATGTCCACACGGCGACCGAGCGATGGCACGTGGAGAGGGTCGACGGAGCCGCGATCAATCCGTCCGACGTGAGCGGGATCCTCTTCGACACGACCACCGGTGGTCCCGTGATCCCGGGAATCGGGGATCCGTTCGACTTCCCGACCCCGGGATCGGGAACCACATGGCTCGAGTCGATGCTTGTCCGTTCCCACACCTGGGCGCAACCAAGCGGCAAAGGCATCGAGGTCACGGTCAACTATTCGACGCGCTATTTCGAGACGGACGCGGCGAAGGGCCTGACCAGTGAAGTAATCGGCAGCGCGACTACGCTTGCCAAGGGTCTGTTTCTGCCGTGTGCGGTTCTCCCCGTATTCCAGAGCAGGAATACCCGCCTATTCAACGACAACCCCGGAATGACCGGGCCAAACGCGACGCTCGACATCTCGACCGCGGACATCGGTGGAACGCGGAAGGAGATCGACGCCGACGTGAGGCAGGTCGGTGTCAAGCTCCGCATGGTTCTCGACTCGACCAGCGTGCCCGTCTCGGGCGCCGGCTCCATGATCGACATTGTCGGCCAGTACCTTGGAAAGAAGAACTCCGCGGCGTTCCTTGGCTATGGGGTCGGGAACCTCGTGTGCTCTGGCGCGACGATCAACAACCTCGAGAGCGAGTTCTTTGAGCTTGTGATGGAATACCTCTATGACGAGTATTTCCACCATTCGCAGACCGTCGCGAAGGCATCGGACGGCCGGCCAGACATGAACGGGACCGCCTTCGTGGATGTCCGGTGGACGCGGCCTGTGCGCACGGCGGTCGACTTCAATGCCATCTGGCCGACAGGTGATCTCGGAAAGTCGATGAAGTACCAGGCCTTTGCGGGACGGTGGTACTGATGGGCGGCGTGAACCGCAACAGCATGGCGGCGCGACGCGGCGACGATCTCGCCCGCGTGATCGCGCAGCCCATGGAGATCGAAACGTTCTCGTCGCAGTTGATGCGGGTCGTGAGCTACAGCGTGATCGGCGGTGGAAACTTCCGGCACATCTACACCGTGCGCCGCGCGCAGGTCGGGCCTGCCGCCGGCGGCTACGTGCCGAGCACGACATCCAACACGCTGCAGGAAACCGCAGTGAGTGTCAGCGAGCTCTCGAACACAAGCGCATATGTCTCCTACGGCGTCACCAAAGCGACCATTCCCGCGGGTTTCGCGCCGCAGCCGATACCGGTGAACACATATGTTATGTGCGTGCCGCACCGCCTCACGGACGGGACATTCATCTGGCTTATCGTAAACACGCAGGCGATTGACGGAGTATGCTCATGAGCGCGGGACAACATGACATCATCATCGAGCAAGGCGCAACCTTTGCCTTTGATATTCAGGTGAACGACACTGACCTTACGGGTTATTCCGCGAGAATGAAGGGCCGCGGCAACCATCCGAGCGCGACTACGGTGTTTTCCCTTTCGGTCGGGAACGGAATCACCATTTCGCACCAGGGGAATCATTCGCACCTTCAGATCGCCATGTCGGCTTCCGTCACTGCGGCGATGGCCGCGCCCCAGTGTGGCGTCTACGACGTGGAATACGAGAACGGCGGGGAAGTAGTCCGCATTCTCGAAGGCAGCTTTTACGTCACCCCGGAGGCATCGCGGTGAGCGTGGTCGTAACCAACAACGTCACTAGCGTTGTAGTTACACCGGAGACTCCGACTCCGGTGACGATTTCCGGCGCGTCGGAGATCAACGTCGTTGGAATCATTGGCGGTATCACGCTGACCGGGGATGCCACAAAGCCGAACATAATCAACAACTCGGAAACAAACAGCATCGAGGGAGCAAGCACCGATGCTGGTGTCTGGGGAAACACCATCGCGGGAGGCGGCAACCCGGCGCAGCCGAACCAGATGTTCGGCAACGCAAGTCTCACGGCAGGCACCGGAGGAATCGTCCGCACCATCTCCGGCGGCTACGACAACATCATCGGCAGACCGTACATCACCGATCAGCTAGATAGCGGCCTCGCCAGCACGATCTCTGGCGGAGCTCACAACCGCATTCGCCGTCCGCTTACCGTCAACGACAAGGCGGGGTTGAACATCGTCGACATCCCCACGGAATCCCCGTCGGGAAACTATCCAAACCATTCTTTCATCGGTGGCGGTGGATACCACTACATCCACAATGGCATCGACAACGTGATCGTGGGTGGATTCGGCAACGCCATCTTCGCGTCCGTCATCATCGGCGGCACAAACCAGGCGCTGTACGACGGCAACAAGGCCGTCATCGTCGGCGGCTACTCTAACGCAGTCGGCGCGACATACGGTTTCATCGGTGGTGGCGAGACGAACAAGGTACTTGGCCACCACGGATCCATCGTCGGCGGCGCGAACAACACCATTTCGAAAGGCAGCGCGGAGGGCTCGGGGGCATCTGCTGGATACAGCAACGAGGGATATTCTTTCATCGGCGGTGGATCGTCAAACACGATCAACAAGTCGCAGTACGCGACGATTGCATCCGGCGCAAACAACACCATCGGAAACGCAGCGAGCGACTACGGCTCCTACTGCTCGGTCATTGGTGGCTACCAGAATGAGGCAGGTACGAGCGCGTACGGTTGGGGTGCGACGGTACTAGGAGGATGGCAGAACAAGTCGCTGGCGTTCTGCTCGCTGACCTCCGGACGCCACGCAAAGGCGCTCCACGCCTACCAGCATGCGCACGGCCACGAGCGGTTCAGCGTCGATGGCGACTGCCAGACAAGTGTGTTTGTCCTGAAGGCACAGACGCCGGACGCGACGCCGACAACCATGATGGCAAGCGGCGCAGGCGTATCGGTGCCGTCGAATGGCATCTGGGCGTTCCGCGCGTTGGTCACGGCGCGGCAGGACTCGAGCACTACCGCCGCGGCATGGATCATCCAGGGCGCCGCGAGGAACGACAGCGGAACCACCTCTGTCATGGGAACGCCGACCGTGACCTCTCTCGGCACGAACGGATCACCCATATGGTCCGTCGCCGTAGACGCGAGCGGATCAAACCTGCGCATCCGCGTTACTGGTGCGGCGTCGACGGTCGTACGCTGGGTTGCAAGAATGGATACATCGGAAGTCATCTAACAAAGGAAACACTAATGCCAAGTCAATCACTCGTTCGCGCTTTCGAGGGCAGTGGTGGAAATTACGTACAACTCGCAACAAGCCCGATCGGGGAAGTCGGCGTCCTCGTTCGCTTCGCCCAGGATGTCTACCTGATTACCGATCCCAGCGTCACTACCGCGGGAGAAGCCGCCTCAGCGCAGGCCACAAAGGGATGTTTCATCAAGGGCAACATCGATCCACTGCACTTCTTCCGCGTCGATCCCTGCAAGACATGGATCCGCGCGTTCGGTGCGACAGGTGGGAACGCATTCATCCTCTTCCAGTATTGACCATGAACGTAGAAACACTCGCGGCGATCATCGCGCCTTTCATCGCGGTACTCTCGGCCGCGGCGTGGCTGCATGGCACAATCGCTTCCCTCCGCGAACAGATCGCGGCTCTCCTCACCCGTGTCGCGCACCTCGAGGCCGAGGTCGATCGACTTAGGAAACACCGACCATGAGCAACAGAAACACCACACTCGCAGGCGTCGGCGCGATCATCGCGGCCGTCGGAGGAATCGTCTCCACGTGGCCGTCCGTGGATTGGGCCACAGCCGTCGCGGCGATCATGGCCGGACTCGGCCTTATCTTCGCAAAGGATGCGAAGAGGACGGATGCTTGAGCGGATCGTTGCACAGCTCGCGGTCGCGCTCCTCGCTTGGGTGGACAAGCGCCTCGAGCGCTCGTCTGTGGCCGTGGATGCTGACGTGGACCGCGATCGTCTTGAGCGCGCTGGCCGTCGGATCAATGAGTGGATGCGCCAGCAGGACGATTTTCGTGCCGGAGGAAAGCCCGATGCGGGTCGGCCCCCGCAGTGACCTCCGCGTGTATCACCGCGTCGGCGGCGAGTGGATCTTGAGCGAGAACGCTATCCGCATCCCAGAGGGCTGGTACCTCGTTCCGCCGAGCTTCGTCAAATGAGTTTGCATCGCGTCTGCTGCTGCGGCGCGTGCTGCGGAACGACTAGCTACTCGCTCACGGGGTTGCCGTCCATCACCTACACCCTCGCGTGCGGAAGCAACAACCGATACACGGACGGAGGCGGCAACACCTTCAACCTGAACACCCCGAACTACGGCGTGGCGGTGCAGGGGGTTTCGTCACCGATTCCGGAGTGCTTCGACAAGTGCTACTGGATCACTCCTGCGGCCAACTACCAGTACCACGGCACCTTCTACGCGACTTGTGGAGCGGCCTGCGCGAACTGGAGCTACTACAACGCTTGGTCGATCAACATCGTGACCGACAACCAGTCGCCCGGCGTTCGTTGGGCGATCGTGAACATGAGCCATGTTTGGTATAGCCCGGTGGCATCCGGCCCTTGCGTCGTCGCACCCTTCACCGTGGGCGTCAAGTACAAAAAGCAGATAAGCGGCCTATGCCCGGACGGAGCGTATTCGAGCTACACGACTACAAGCCTCACCCGATGCAACGGCACCGCGGAGACGCTCGGGGTCTACACCAACATCGCCGCCGGCGGTCCGACCGTCACATGGGGGACGCCGAGCGGCGTGCCGACCGTCGCATGACCTGCCGCCACGCCGCCGGAACCTGCACGAACACATTCGAGCTTCTCGTGAACGGCCCCGATATTTCTCCGGCGCGCTGCGCCGCGTGCCCGAACTACGAGGGCCCCGCGCGCGGGCTCGGGGACATGATCGCCTCCGCGACGAAGGCCGTCGGCGTCGAGCCCTGCGGCGGGTGCCAGAGGCGCCGCGAGGCGCTCAACCAGATTCTTCCGAATCCGTTCAAGCCTGGTTGACAGGCGCGCCGATGTGTAATACAGATCCCGCCGTGACGAGATCAAGAGCAGTAGCGGTCACGGAGCAGGCGCACGCGGAGCTCGCGCGCCTGTCTGCGAAATACGGCAAGAGCCGCAGGCAGATCGTCACCGAGGCGATCGCGGCATATCAGGCCGTAAGGGAGCTCGAGGACGCGGGAAGGCCCGCAAAGGAGACACGCCCATGGAGTTCATCGGATATCTGCTCGGTGGAGCTGCGATCGCCCTCGCAGCGGTCGCCACGCTCGCACCCCTCTGGAAGGACCTCGACCAGTGAACGCCACGAGACGAAGCCGGAACCGCGCCGTCGCGGCGGTCGATCAGCTCGACGCCGATCTGAGTGAGTGCCTGTCCCGCATGGATCTCGGCGTGCTCTGCTCGATCGTGGAGCACGCGACGATCGTCTCGGACGCAGCCGCCAAGCCTGGACCAGCGCTTACCTTCATGGGAGATCGGATGTTCTGGAGGATCGTCGCGGCGTGCGCCATGAAGCGCCTCAACGACGAACTGGTGATCCGCCACGATGCAGAGAGCGAGGCGCCCGATGTCGACTGAACAGGAAAAGCAGCGGATCGAGCGCGAGGATCCTCAGCCGGGGCGCTCCACC